GGAGATCTGGTGCATCCCGAACGCTGAAGTGAGGATGCAGAAGAATTGGACAGCCGGGAGAAGGGATTGACCCATGATAAAGATAGTGAAGCAGACAGAGGAGGTTACATGTAACCGCTGTGGTTATCAGGATGTCTGGATTCCTGAAACCCCGGACTACATGAAATGGGAGTGGAGTGAGTTTACCCAAGGTAATGAAGACAGCGGGTATAAGAAGATTGTCATGGACATATGCCCGAAATGCACGAGAGAGGTGAAAACTTGGATAAGGAATGGACGATGAAGAAATATATCGCTGCGCTGGCCTTCGGGGTCGTGATTTTTTCAACCCCGGCACTCGCTGGTAATGTGCGGGACATGGTTGCCGCAGAGGCCCGTAGACAGGGTGTGCCTGTAGGCTTGGCGGTTGCTGTGGCGAAGGCTGAGAGCAATTTCAAGTGTAGTGCCGTGGGAAGAGCGGGGGAACGTGGTGTTATGCAGATCAAACCCCGCACTGCCCGTGGACTTGGATACAAGGGTTCAGCCTCCGGTTTAAACAATTGCGCTGTTGGCATCCTTTACGGTATGCTTTACCTCAAGCAGGCCTACAGGAAGGCTGGCGGCAACATTTACCGCGCTGCCCTCCTGTATAATGCGGGGATTCATTCAAAGAGAAAGAACAGTGCCTATGCCAAAAAAATATCGGGAACCGTTGGACAAAAGTGATATCCTGCGACAGCTTGACGCAGATAATGTCGATTCTTCGATGATTTTAGTTGTGACAAATGAAGGGGACCGGATATATATGCACCCATTCGAGAACGATCTCACGGCACTCGAATTTCTTGAACTCCTGACCAACGGGTTCAGGAATGATCTCATTGAAAAAGCTCTGAAGAGGATGGTGAATTGAATAAAGTTGACAATGAACAGGGTCTCGCTTACTGGGCAAACAATGCCAAGAAGGGGGAAAAGGCCTTGTATTATGAAGGTTTGCTTATGATGGACCGGAACCGTTATTTCCTCAATGGTGGTCTTATCGGTGGTGAACCAGAAAAGATCCGGGCCGCGAATTTTGCTTGGCGCTTGTATGAGGACGGTGTGATTAACCTCATCCAGAAGAAGAATAAGGCCTATTCCTATGACTATATCGCCATCAAGCGGTAACGCGGTTGTTCTCGAAACCCGGTATGTCTGGGGCCGTACCATCCAAGAAGCCATGACAAAGGCTCAAGGGATGGTTGGCTGGAAGATCCAAGGTCATCCGGCACCCATGACTTGGAACGGCCAGTACGGCACTGGTGTATCAATAACAAGGATAAACGATGTCTAGTTCAGAACTTCGTGTTGATATTTCGAAGCTTCGGGGGAAGAAGGTGATGATCGCCACCCCGATGTATGGCGGCATGGGCAATACCCTGTATTTCTCAAGCGTCTTGCAATTACAGTCGATGATGATTGCAAACGGGATGCAGCTTCATCATTGTTTTATGATGAATGAGAGCCTGATCGACCGCGCCCGCAATGGCCTAGTCTACGATTATCTTATAAAGAGCGATGCTGAATATCTTCTTTTTGTGGATGCTGATATCCAGTTCCGCCCCGAAGATGTTTTGGCTATGATGTCTTTTGAGAAGGAACTGATCTGCGGTCCTTATCCCAAGAAGCATGTAAACTGGCCAGTCATTATCGAGGCCGTGAAAAGTGGGATTGAAGACCCCGCAACCCTCGAAAAGCTTGTCGGTGAGTATGTCTTCACACCGCTTAACGCCGACACCAAGATGGAAAAGATCATCAAGGTGTCGGAGGCTGGCACTGGCATGATGCTCATCCACCGTTCTGTTTTTGCCAAGATGAAAGAAAAGTTCCCCGAAAACTACTATCTTTCTGATGACTCCCGAGTTCTTCATTCTGAAGAAAAGCGTGAGATGCACGCCTATTTCCGAACAGCAATTGTGGACAACCGATACCTCTCAGAAGACTATTATTTCTGCCACAAGTGGCGGGAGATTGGTGGGGATGTGTGGCTCTTTCCTTGGAGTCAATGTACCCACTACGGCACTTATGGGTTCCAAGGGTCTGTTGGTCATCTTGTCGATGCTTTGAGGAAGATCAGTGAAAAGAAATCTTGAGGAAGAAATGGCCGCTGCTCTTGATGGGCAGTTCTTCTGGGAAAAAACCACGAAGTATGAAGACGCCAACACTGGATACATGGCGGAGATAAGGAGGGTCCAGAGGAAGTTTGCCAAGCCAGCACAAAAGCCTAAGCCTGTCTATGTGCCTGTAATTAACAAGGTGAAAACTGTTGACAAGCGCATTGAAGCCCTAAAGAAGATGCCGGATGAGTTCGAGAAGCTTCATGATGCTATCGCTGATCTCTACGGGATTTCAAAAAGGGAATTGGAAGGCGAAGGACCCCGCACAAAAACCTTCCCGGCCTACGTTCATTATGTGTGGTCTGCGGTAAGATACAATCCAAATGTCACGGTTGCAGAGATTGGCAAGAAAATCGGACGCCACCACAGCACTGTGATCTACCATAGAGACCACTTCGAGAGCAAAAAGCATCTCTATCTTGACAACATCAAGATAATCGATGATATCTTCGACTACAAAGGGCCCGTTTAGTTAAGTGGCATAACATCGGTTTTGTACTCCGAGGTTGGGAGTTCGATTCTCTCAACGGGCACCATATAATTGGCGTATGAATTACGCCGAATTGATTGAAAAAATCCCCGAAAACGAGAAGCCGGAAATCCTCCGGCTTCTTCGCTTGTTGGATGAGGCAAAGCAGCGAGAAGCCGCTCAAGACAACTACCTCGACTTTGTAAAGCTCATGTGGCCCGGTTTCATATCGGGGCGGCACCACAAAATCATGGCAGAAGCCTTCGAGCGGGTGGCCAGAGGTGAGCTCAAGCGACTCATCATCAATATGCCACCCCGTCATACCAAGTCTGAGTTTGCCTCATACCTCCTGCCAGCTTGGTTCCTTGGGAAATACCCGAACAAGAAAATCATTCAGACGGCACACACAGCAGAGCTTGCGGTCGGATTTGGTCGGAAGGTCCGAAATCTCGTCGGCTCTGACGACTACCAGAAGATGTTTGGTGGCGTTGGGCTCCAGTCCGACTCAAAGGCCGCAGGCAGGTGGTCCACCAACAAGGGTGGTGAGTACTTCGCTATCGGTGTTGGCGGTGCCGTGACGGGCAAAGGCGCGGATCTGCTGATTATCGATGACCCCCACTCCGAACAGGAAGCCATGATGGGCCAGTTCGATGTGTCGGTCTATGACAAGGTGTTTGAATGGTATAGTTCCGGCCCTCGCCAGCGTTTACAGCCGGGTGGAGCCATTGTCATTGTTATGTGTATGGCTGGGGACACGGATGTCCTTATGGCAGATGGGTCTCAAAAAAAATTAAAAGACATCAAGATCGGTGATCTTGTGGCCACATACGAGCGTGGAGAAATGTCTGCGTCTCTCGTTTCCAACTTCCAGTCAAGTGGTTTTGATGATATAGTCAAGATACGAACACGATCTGGCAGAATAATCAAGGCAAACAAGGAACATCCATTCCTTGTTGAGCATAATGGAGTAAGGAAATGGGCGAGAGTGGAGGACCTTACAGTGGGTATGTCGCTTGTCGGAGTGACGGATGCAAGCGGCCCGCTAGGTCTCAAAAGAAACCCGGGCTTTGCGGAGCATGTCAAGCTCGGGAATCGTACCACAGGAAAAACCCCGATGCTCCACGGCTCCCAATTGGACACCACGGAAAATGGCGAGGGGAAAAATGTGCCTGCGGAGAGCCAGTCTCAAGCAAGGGATTATGTAGGTCTTGCTACCAAAAGCAATACCTTGTCAAAAAGAGGCCAGAGCAATCACGGGCTCACAGAATCAAGCACCGTTACGGGATCACCGTCCAGCAATATGAGCAGATGGTTGCTGAACGCAACAACAGGTGCGATATTTGCGGCAAAGAACCTTCTGCAAAAAACACTCGCGCTCACTGGAATGGGAAGCTTTGCATCGACCATTGCCACGAGACTGGCAAGGTTCGCGGCCTCTTGTGTAACGACTGCAACCTTTCTGTTGGATACGGCAAAAGTCCAGAAAATCTTGAGAGGGCTGCGGCATACTTACGAATTCGAGGCTGACGTTATCACCAGCATAACGGATGATGGTAGTGCAGAAGTTTTTGATCTTGAGGTCTATAAAACCGAAAATTTCATTGCGAATGGAGTTGTAAGCCACAACACACGCTGGGCCAAAAGAGACCTCACAGGGCAGATTATCGATGCCTCAATCAAGAAAGAGGGCTCAAGCGAGTGGGAGGTTATCGAACTCCCTGCGATCCTGCCCTCTGGGGAGCCTCTCTGGCCTGAATTTTGGTCCATAGACGAGCTTCAGAAGCTTAAGATCGAACTCCCGATCTCCAAGTGGGCGGCACAATACCAGCAAGATCCCACCTCTGAGGAAGGGGCTCTGATCAAGAGAGATTGGTGGAACATTTGGGAGGCAGATAAAGCCCCAAGTTGTAGTGCCGTGATTGTTGCGATGGATACTGCGTTCTCCAAAACAGAGCGTTCCGACTACTCCGCATGTGTGTGTTTCGGGGTTTTTGACCATCCAAACTCAGTGGGCAAGCCTATTCCCAATCTCATCCTGCTAGATGCTTGGAAAGATAAACTGGAATTCCCTGAACTTAAGGCCACAACAGTCCAATATTACAAGGACTGGCAACCGGACATGTTTATTGTCGAAAAGAAGGCATCCGGAGCACCTCTGATTGCAGAACTCCGCAATGCTGGTATACCTGTGCAGGAATTCACCCCGACTCGGGCTACCGGAGACAAGATCGTTCGTGTAAACAGCATCACAGACATCTTTGCATCTGGGGTTGTATGGGCTCCGGATGAGCAATTTGCGATTGATGTGGTGGAAGAATGCGCCGCATTCCCGTCTGGAGACCATGACGACTTCGTGGACGCCGTTACAATGGCCCTTATGCGGTTCAGGCAGGGTGGCTTTGCCATCCCCACCGACGAAGATGATATTATTGAAACCCCGAAATTCCGCAAAGAACCCTATTACTGATACAATAGAGCAAATTGAGAAAGAAAAAGATGGCTGAGCCCTATATCCCGATTTCTCCGGAAACACCTCCGATCAATGTTGAGCTTCCCCTAGAGGATCTTGGCCCGAACATCACTCCTATGGAGGATGGCGGCGTCACCGTTGATTTTGGTAGCGCCTCGCCTGAGATTCAGCCTCCCGAAGAGCACGCTGCGAACCTCGCTGAGATCATGGATGAATCCGATCTCGACGCAATCGCTGGCGATCTTATTTCAAGCTTCGAAGACGATCTGGATACCCGGTCAGACTGGGAAAAGGCCTATATTCAGGGTCTGGATCTCCTTGGTTTGAAGATCGAAGAGCGCACAATGCCTTGGCCGGGTGCCTGTGGTGTGTACCATCCGGTCCTTACTGAAGCTGTAATCCGGTTCCAAGCCCAGACTATTATGGAAGTTTTTCCTTCTCAAGGCCCCGTCCGGACCAAGATTGTTGGGAAGTCGAATGAAGAACTCCTGAAGCAGGCTCACCGCGTTCAGGAAGAGATGAACTTCATCGTCACGGAGAAAATGACCGACTACAGGTCCGAGACTGAGCAGCTTCTGTTCCGCCTCCCGCTTGCTGGTTCCGCCTTCCGCAAAGTGTATTACAACACAATTAATGACCGCCCCGCAGCAGTGTTTGTGCCTGCGGAGGACTTCGTTGTTGCCTACGGCACTACAGATCTCGCCGCTTGCCCGCGCTACACTCATGTAACGCGAACTTATCCGAATGAACTTCGGAAGCTACAGGTTAGTGGTTTTTACCGGGACATTGATATTCCCGTTCCTTCTCCAGACTACTCTAGCCTTCAAAAGAAGTATGACAAGGTAAAGGGCGAGACCCCATCTTTCACAGACGACACCCGGCACACAATCCTTGAGATGTGTGTTGACCTTGATCTTCCGGGTTTTGAAAACCCCGATGGTATCGAACTCCCCTATGTCGTGACAATTGAAAAATCCAGCCGCGAGATCCTTTCAATCCGCCGTAATTGGCGGGAAGGAGATCCATCATTTGAGAAGAGGCAGTATTTTGTCCATTATCAGTACCTTCCGGGTCTCGGTTTCTACGGCACTGGGCTCATTCACCTCATTGGCGGCATC